TCAGCTCACTCCAGTGGGTCTTCCCCACGTCCGTGGGGGTGTTTCCTTCATTATTCCTGGCGACTTCAAAAAGAACTCGTCTTCCCCACGTCCGTGGGGGTGTTTCCGCTGGCAGACAGAGATGGCCTTAGCCCTTGGAGTCTTCCCCACGTCCGTGGGGGTGTTTCCCATCCCGCCGATCGTGGTGGCCCGACGAATTGGTCTTCCCCACGTCCGTGGGGGTGTTTCTTCCTCAGTCATTCCTGGGAAGTTGCTTATCACGTCTTCCCCACGTCCGTGGGGGTGTTTCCTCTTTCCCGTGGTCTCGGTTGTTATCTTCGACGTCTTCCCCACGTCCGTGGGGGTGTGGACTGACCCCAATACCTTTCTTGCCTCATCTCGTTTAGTGCTTGCTTCCGCAAGTGTGATGTCCGGGTAGGTTCCGAATGAGAGCTTTTTCTCTTTGCCGGCAAATCGATATTTCATCCGCCAGTATTTTGAACCGTTAGGGTTGACCTGGAGATACAGTCCACCACCGTCAGCGAGTTTATAGGCTTTGTCTCTGGGCTTTGCAGTCTCGACCTGACGCGCATTTAAGGTCGTTTTTGGGGGCCTCATTTTTCATTGAACAGGATAAGCCCCCACTAAGGCCCCCAAACGTTTATAGATTCACGTTGAGATGGGTAGATATCCGTTGACGTCGCATAGCCAGAAAAGAGGGTTTATCACTGATTATAAGAGGGTTTTATTGAGTTTGGTCGATGTCAGGAGAGGGGGGATGGCGTTCCCTGCATACGCCGAAGTTGATATGCAGGGATTTGATATAATTGTGTTTTTATGTGTTCGTTAAACTTTTTACCCGCAATTTTACCCATTTGAGCTGGATAGGAGGCGATTCTTAAATTCGCAGTGGTCGCTATAACGCCAGCGCGAACGTCCATGAATCTTCTCTGGTTTTACCAAGGTGCCATCCTTCACTCGGTCATAAATGAAGGTTTTCCCGAAGCCAGTATCCGCCATGATGAATTTCAAATCAACGAGCGAATCTGGGGTCATATTATGTGTCATGATTTTATCTCCGGACAGGGAATCGAACCTGTCATTTTTTCCTGATCTGATTGCCTAAGTGTTCAGTGCGTCTGCGCCAGCAGATCTATCTATGCATGTATTCGTTGATAATCTTCAGCACCTCTTCACCAACCCCTTCCCGCAGGACCAGGGTGCGTCCATCCCCATCGATCTCTGCATCGCTGAGCAGTTCAACCAGCCGGCGGGCGCGTGTCGCGCTAAACTGGCTGCCGGTGACGCTGCGGGTGACTTTCTTTTTTCCCTGGGCTTTCGCCCGCTTCACATCCTCCTGCAGTACATCCCCGGCGCTCTCACCGTGCTCCTTCACGCGATCAACTGCTACATCCATAGCCACCTCGCCATCTTTCACCAGCTGCTGTACGTCGTAATTCGACGCGCTGAGGATCAGCAGTTTGTCTACGGTGGCGCGGCTTTTGTGGATCAGCTTGGCGATCTCATCCGGCGTTAAATTGAACGCGCTCAACTCTTTAACTACCAGGCTCTGTTCAAACTGCGTCAGCGGCAGCTGGTTGTTGCTGGTCATGATGCGCGCTACGCGCTCCACATCGCTACCCGTGAAGGGGGCGATGGCGATCCACTCCAGCGGCTTACCTTCGGCGCGAACGCGCCGGAATGCTGCTGTACGGCGATGTCCTTCAACTACCCAGACGCCGCCATCATTGCTGGGGCGGACTTCGATAGGGGGAACGGTGCCGCCGGTCAGGATGTACTGGAACAGTTCATCATCGGCCTGCTGTGTGCGTTCATCATCTACGCGCTTATTGAAGCCTTGCTGCACATGGATATCATCCAGTTTGATAAACATGCCGCTATCACGGCGCTTGATGGTTCCATTTTTCAGCATTTGTTTGAAAGAGTTAGCCATTAACATGCCTCCTGATACGCGATGGCCATCTGTTCTGCGTCATTCATAGCGTCATGAAGCGCATGGTGCTTAATCATCTGGAAGCACGGCTGGTGCCCCTCTAAATAGCCCTTACGCCCGCGGGTTGGGACCTTGGTATCGATGTATGTCCTAACGTCGCGCTTGCCGTTGTAACGCCATGGACACTCCAGACCGCACATGCGGTAGGCGTTCTCCAGAATGGCGCCATCAAAATCTGGCCCACGGAAAAACACCCTGGCGCCGGGGTGATAATTCAGCCAGCGAGAGAGGCCGATCAGGGCTTCGCTGAGGGCTACGCGATCGCCGGTTAGGGCTTCGTGTGCATCTTCGGCCTGGTCTTTCCACCACGTCTGGGTCTTTTGGCTGACGGTTCGGCCTAGCATCAGCTGATCTGTGGCGTCGAGCCGGGTGTAAAAGGCCAGTACGGAGAAGTCCTGCAGATCGATATCGCGGGCAACTTTCAGGATGTTGGCCTGGGTATCTTCCAGATCGCTGACATCGACCGCAAAGGCACCAATAGACAGCAGTAGGGCGCTGGGCACGGTATCCATGGTTTCGGTATCGATAACGACGTCTTTAGTCATTGCTGGCCTCCTGCTGTGGTGCTGCTGCCAACGGGTGGCAGTAGTGTTCACCGTTAGGACGGCTACTGCGACACCCACAACGCGGGCACGGCTCTGGCAGTTCGGCGGAGGTATCCTCACCAGTGAGGGGGGCAGCCTGGAGCATTGCCGCGCGGCAGGCGTTCCAGGCGCCCGCATACACTATGGCGTCTCCGATCGTAATCTCTGGGCTTATCCTGCACAGATCCTCCCAGAGCAGTTCCGGTGGAACCTCCTGCACATTTTCGTTGCTACTGCACTTTTCTGTTGCTCCTTCTGAATTGCATCGCTCTGCTTCAAACAGCCATGCGTCAACAGGATTTAGTGAGTGCTCGATTGGCGAGCCGCCTGATTGGTACATCAGCGACTTTGCCAGCAAAAACAAATCATGGACAGAGTTGTCGCTTATTGCAGGCTCCAATACAGGCGCTGGCTGGGCGGTGTAGAGTGGTTGATACAATCCACGCAAGCTCGCATCTTCTGAAAATGACCAGCGCGGTTTAGGATTTCCGTTAATGTCAGTGGTGCGATATCGCCACGCCACCGGCTCAGCCTCCAGCGACGCCAGCGCGATGCGGGCAAGTTCGCGCTCTTCACATGCTGTAGGGGCATCTCCGATGCCAAGAAAAATTTGCTTTGCTCGTTCTTTGGTAATAGTGGTCATGGGTTACTCCTCATCCCATACAACGAATGCGCAGCCTTCATCACAATCAATTTCGCCTTTAGTGCCGCATTTAGAGCAAACGACGACATCACCGGCATACAGAAAGTCACTAGTCCCGAGATCGGTTGTCACATCAAGTTCATCGCTATCACAGGCGGGGCAATATCCAGCCCATTTAATCCTCAGTACCTTCATCTCACTCCCCCTTACTGGTGCCAGCAGCGCTGCCGGTATCAACACGCTTAAAAGCGATCACCCACACCCAGGGATTGCTACGCCATCCGTCACAACCATAGATATCACCCCATAGCTGGCGGAATTCGTCCCTGTGTGACAGGATTCGCGGATTACTGAGTGTTACCCCCTCAGATCGCGCATCGCCCTCTGTGATGTCCTGTAGGCGCTCTACGCGGACGTCGGTTATCTCCAGAGTGATGCGTGATGCCCAGCGAGGCATGTGGATTGATGGACGCCAACCGTGACGAAGATTATCGTCACCGTCGTAATATTCAGGACGAGAACCCCCGTCTGCCCTGTATTCGCAATATTCTTGCTTCTCAAATTTCGAATTGTCTTCGAGATATGCCTCCATCTGTTCGTAATCGAATAGTGACCCCTGATACGCCTCGCGCACCCACAGGCGATCACCGACGGCACCGAACGGGCAAAACTCGCGATAATACGGCTGACTGCGCTCGTCTGCGATATCGCAAAATTGCAGCGAGTGACACTCTCCTACGCTGGCCGCGACTTCAAATAACTCCAAACACCGATCTTTCACTGGCCGGCGGGTCATGGTCTTGGTGCCTGAAAGGATGGCGCGAACCATCTCGTCGTTGAAAATAATAGGGAGATCTTTCATGCTTTGGCCTCCCGCAGCTGTTTGGCATAACAAAGCATGAAATTCACATCATCTTCACACCAGACGTTTTCCTTACATGTTTTTACTAACATCTCTACACCTTGTGCGCGCAACTCTGCCTCCCGCTTTTTATAGTAGTCGCGGGCTTCCCACATGGCGGCCAAGACGATGAACCACACATTACCAGCGCCATCTTTTTTGTTATCGAAAAACCATTGTACGAAATCGACATCCATCCCGTGCGTTTCAGCGATACTTTTGACAGTCATACGTTGTCCTCCCGCAGCTTTTGAGCTGTAACAGCGCAGCTATTAACTAGTTGAGTGCAGGACACTGACCCATCATCGTTGACAATGTATTCCTTGTCTTTATCGAGATATGCCACCTGAACATAGAAATGATCACCCGGGTTAAGATCTAGCGCACCGGAAATATCTGCTGGATCTTCATAAGAAGATTCGGTGTTGTCTGCGTCCCAATACAAAGCTTTTGCTTTTACATTTGTGAGTTCCTCCTCCAGTTCTGCTATGCGCTGGCGGGCCGCACAAAGCTCAGCAATGTCTTTTTCTCGCTCAGCGATGTTCTGTTTGGCAATCTGGCGCCATGAGCTGATTTGCTTGGCGGCCTCATGGCTGCCTCTCTCAAGTCGGTCGATACGGTCTTGCTGTTGATTGATGTGATCGTCCTGGGCCGAGTTGGCGCGCACCAGCGACTCGTTTTCATCCAGCAGTGCGATAGCCGTAGCTGGGGTAAGGAGCTTTGTGAACGAATTCAGCGCATCGATCCGCTGATCGAACGGCATAACCGGAGCCTCTCCGGCTATTTTGGCGTTTACCGCCGCTTCACGCAGCGCCTGTTTGTTGAGTGCGGTCATTTGGCTACCCCACGATTGTGCTTTAATGCCCATTTGCGGAACGCTTTCTTCATGTCGCCTTTGGTGTAGCGCATACCTCGGCTAGGGTTGTGCCGAGAGTTGCGCGCCCGTTTTTCAAGCGCCCCGCTGATCAAACATCCGTAAGCGTCATCCATGTTCATGAATACGCTTACGATGCGTTTCATACCGTGCCGAATAAGAACTACTGGCTTGATTTCTTCAGGGCGTTTCCAGGCTTTTTTGTCACTGAAAAGCTCCATTCGCATACAGATACGAAAGTCATTCGATTTATCGCTGGGCTTCATCTTGCGTAGATAAAGGGTGCCTTTTCTGTATTTGCTCATGCTGACGCCTCCGCGTTTTTCTCAGCGTCGTTTTTGTACTCAAGAACAGAAACCAGACCGAGGACGATATTGGACAGGAGGAATAGCTTTAGCCCCGCCTCATGGCGCCAGCGATAGGGGAGATCGTCATCATCTTCATAGGCTGGATCTGACAGGAGGTTGATCTGCTTAAAGTGAAATTTATTAGTGAGGACGAACGTAATATCGCCATTGAATACCAGGCGAAGTTTTTCGACGGTGAAGCATACAGATAATTTACTCAGGATCTCATCGGAGATTGAGAACAACTCAGTTTCTGAATATGTAATCACCTCTTTCTGCTCATCCATGCGTCCGAGTTGCACCATATTTCCGACAGTGAATCCGTCAAACGGCTGCATGTTATTTTGCAGATAATTTTTCAGGCGAGTTGTCAGGCCGTGCTTAGGGTCGCTGATGTTGATAGTTTCGGTTTTAACGGACCCAGTGACCTTTACCAATAGGTGCATGCACATGTTGGCCATATTCGCGCTTGGCGTATCTACAAACAGAAGGTGATTTTCCTCGTTGTAGTAGCAGGTAAGAAGCGTTGTTTTTATAAATGCTGTCTTGCACATTTCGGCTAAGACCGCTTGCTTGAGTTCGTTTTTCACCGGACGGCTAATTTTCTCACCCAGCAAATTCTTTGCCTGTAGCTCCGCAATGCGTTCACTGAGTTTGGCGACGACCGCCTTCGCAGGGATCACTTTTTCATCGTAGCGAATAGTGAAAGAAAACCCGCCAGTAATCGGGGTGATCATCTCACCGGTAATGTCATTGGCCACGAAGCCATATCCATGGAACGCCGTTTCTATAACATCGGTGAACAGCTGCTCCTGCATGTGAGCCAGCAGGTTCTCAGTGTTAGGGAGCGTCGCCTTATAGGCGATGGCATTTTTGATTTGAGCAAGTTTCATCGTTATCTCCACACATTTTTTAGGTACGAGTGTTCCCGGCGCTGATTACGGATAATCAACACGATTGGCATCTAAGGGATTCACACAGAGAAGAGCTCTAGCCGGATAGACTGAATAACTTACTTCATACTTAAGTTAAGGTTAGCCAGAACCCTTCTCTGTGTGTGCCACGTATCGTGTGGCTCCGGTGATCGCCTGCGTTGGAAGTCACATCGATCACTGCCGGTGTTATAACGGCACCGCCAGCTGGCCGTTGGTTTCCCGTAGTACAGCAGGATGAGCACTCAGCCAACGCCCCACGAAGGCCAACTACTCATGCTGCTGTAAAAAGGGCGGCGACCCGAGAAGCCCCCTGGTGTTGATGCTGCAGGGGCCGCCAACTGATACAAGGCAATTTTTACCGGATATCCGCGCTCGGTTTCCCTACGGTGCCGCCGGTTCGGCGCTGTCTCCACACGTAAATTATGTGCCTGGTCGTTTTACCACCTCAGGCGGCAGTGGTATTCTTGGTGTTCTCATACATCCAAGAAACTGAAAATATGGAAAATCCTTTATCAAAACTGGAGCTGGATTCCTGGTACAAAGTTATGATCGTTGTCTGTACGGTAATCTTTCTCTCAACTGGTGCTGGTTTACTTCCAAAACTTCCAACCAATGAGACGCTTTTTATTTCTCTTGGTGGAGTATTTCTTAGCTGTGGAGAATGGAAGAATCATCCACGCTTTACACAAATCGAAGAGGTTTGGGGTCAGCGCTTTCTTGGTACTGGCTTCAAAAGAAAATTCAGCCTTACTGGCACTATCCTCTGCGCTATCGGTATTTACCTTATCTACAAAGGCATTAGGCAGTTGATTTAGATTACAGCCACATAAAGGACATTTTTCATACAGCGGCTTAAACGTCATGCCTGCCGGGAGAGAAGTCACTTTTTTGCTTTCTCTTTCAGTCTTTGCCATAACTCCCCCTCATCTCCTACGGTGCCGCCGGGACGGCGCTGTCTCGCTATGTATCTTATGAGTACATTATGTACCATTGGGGTACATTGTCAATAAAAAAAAAGCCCGCAGATGCGGGCCTGATTTTATTTTTTAGTTTTAAACTGCGTATCTTCTTGGTTTTCCAGAAAATATAACAGTCCCAATAATGGAGCAATTACCATTTATTGGGAGGTATGGCTCCGGCCAGTCCTTGTTTAAGGCCTTTAGGTACCTTTTCCCACCATCTTCAATAAGCCTTTTAAACGTTGTCTCTCCGCTATCCAGCATAAGCGCTACTACATCGTCACCATGCTCAGGAGGGACTTCTGGATCTACAAAGATCATATCTCCTGGTCGGTACTCTTCGATCATTGAGTCGCCGATGACCCTCAGGATGTATGTCATTGGCCCGCAAGGTACTGGGCAAGGGTAATGGTCTACGCTACTCAAATCGACCTCAGAAAACCCCATCTCTTTCCATGCGCCTGCTTGCACCCAAGAGATGACAGGTACTAAGTGTATGTTTAACTCTGTATCTGAAACTTCCTTTATTTTACATGACGTTGATACGACATGTTCTTGATCTAACCAGCCAGATGGTAGAGAAAAACACTTCTCTATATGACGAGCCAAATCATCCCCAATATTTTTAGAGGGGTTTTTCCCAATGATTCGGCTTATCTGCGTAGGTTCTCTATCGATGATCCCCGCGAAAAATTTATTCCCGCCGGAACTATCTCTGAGACTACGGGCGTTTTCTCGCCTGATTTCATCGTTAGTTTTCATGTTTCCTATTAGACATCTTGTACCAAATTGGTACAAGTACCTTGCGGGTTCATCATAAAAGTGCATAATGTATCCAGGAGGTACACTATGTCTGATTATTGGAACACCCTTACCACTGACCAAAAAGCCGATCTTGCTAAGCAGGTTGGCAGCAGCGCTGGCTATCTGCGCCTTGTTTTTAAGGGGCATAAGAAAGCCGGATTTTCCCTTGCTCAGCGTCTTGAGGACGTCACCTGCGGGAAGGTATCTAAAAGCGACCTTCGCCCTGATATCTATCCGAACAGGACGAGATGATTTCAGTTTAGTTGCAATCGATAGAACAGCATACCCACCAAGGGGAAGAAGAGATGGTAGACATCAAGGCAACGATCAAGGAGATGTGCAAGGCATTTCCTGGTGGCCAAAAGGCGATGGCCACACAGCTTGGCATGACCTATGACGCGTTCCGCAACCGCCTGGATCAGAAGTGCGCTAGCCGGTTCTTCACGTTGGCGGAGATAGAGCTGATGGAGGATTTGTCGGGGACGAAACTGTTTGCAGAGTACAGTTCGGCTCGCGTTGGGAATGCCACCTTTGAGGTTCCAGCACCAGAGCAGATCGACAACGTAGAGCTGTATGACTATGCACAGCGCAATGCTATAGCCAGTGGTGAGTTAGCGAAAGCACAACGAGAAGCGGCTTCTGATGGCGTTATCTGCGCTGATGAGTTTGCTGATTTGGCGTCGTTATTTATGGCTTCGGTGGGATGCTTTGCGATGCACTTCTACGCCCATTCGGTTCTGTATGGGGCGCCAGTCAATAATTCGTGGTTGTTTTCAATGGAAGGGGTGACGCACAGGGAATGCCGTCCCTGTGCGTCGGTTGCGCATAACTCTGTGTGGAGATAAACGCATGAACATTTTAAACCCAAAACGTCCATCAACGCAATTTCGGTGCCGGATTGTTGGTGGCCGCCTGAGCTATGAGCAAATCGTAGCGGCGTCTAATCGGTCAGGCAACAACCAACCTCGCCGGGGCTTGGTAGTCGGTCGTGCAGCGGTTGATGCGGCATGGGGCGAGTTTTACGGGAACGGGAGGGCGCATGGTTAAGTTTCCGAGGGTTGGCCATCTGTATATGGGCGCTCATGGCCATATCGTGCGTGTAGTTTCGACATGCACAGAAAGGCAGTTGGTCACCTATCAGCTAACAGATCCCGCCTATAAGTGGACGATTGATACCGCGCTATCCATTTTTAAAAGCCGTTTTCGGAGGGTTGGCTGATGAGCCTGTTATTAACACGCCGGCCAATTGTGGTTAATCCTGAGCTAGCTGAGGCGATAGGCCTGAATGAGGCAATCGTGTTGCAGCAGTTGCATTACTGGCTGAAAGAAACCACGTCAGGCGTCGATTTCGGTGGCCAGCGCTGGATTTACAACACTCCAGAAGAGTGGGCCAAGCAGTTCCCTTTCTGGTCTGATTCGACGATCAGGCGGGCATTTTCATCACTGAAAAAAATGGGAGTTATTCGGATTGAGTCGCTGAACAAGAAGAAGCGTGATATGACTAGTCACTACACAATTAATTATGAAAATCAGTTAATTAAGGCGAAAAAGGTTGGTGATTCTTGTGAGGGTTCCCCATTAGGTCAAAATGACAAAATGGATAATGTCAAAATGACCAAATCCATTAGGTCAAATTGCCATAATGCATCTGGTCAAAATGACACTGTGCATCAGGTCAACATGGGCGGATCCATTGGGTCAAGTTGGCCTAATGATCCTACAGAGAATACAACAGAGAATACAACAGAGATTACTACAGAGAATAAAAACCTCTCGTCGCGGAATTCTGGCGAATCCCCCGACGTGTCGAAAAGTGATTTTCTGGCTAAGCACCCCGAAGCAGTGGTCTACACGCCATCCGGTAAGTCCTGGGGGACTCAGGAAGACCTCGACTGCGCGGGCTGGATATTCCAACGTATCCAGGTAATCAACCCCACCGCACGCCAACCCAACTGGACGGAATGGGCCAACGAAGTCCGCCTGATGCGCCAGCTTGACGGCCGTAGCCATCGGGATATCTGCGAACTTTTCAAGGTCGTGAATCGGGATAGCTTCTGGTGCCAGAACGTGCTCTCACCGCGCAAGCTGCGTGAAAAATGGGATGAGCTGACCGTCAAGCTGCTGAATAAACCCACCGGTAATAACCACGCCTCGGGCGATACCACGCTGCGTGATGCTGCGTTCCGCCGGTTTATCGGATCCGGTATCCCACTGCGTGAGCCGTCAGCGCTGGAGCAGGCAGCCCGCAAGGCGGCCAGCATGGCAAACGTCGGCAAGATGTCACCGGAGTGGGCGCAGAAGCGCTGGAACAGTATCTGGACCGAAGTTGAGCAGCGCCAGGGCTCAGCAGGGGAGGTAGCATGAGCATAAAAAAATCGGCTATGGCCACAGCACACTGCGAGCGTGCGGAGGCGTTGGCATCGCGTGGGTTTTACCGTAGGGCGATCACTGAGCTGACCGCGGCGGCCATGTGCGCCAGTGCGTCACAGATCGGCGGGGTTGTGGAGCGTCGTAACGAGCTATCGCGCCATGTGCGTTGTGTGCAGCGTACCAGCGGTGATCCGCGTATGGACTATGACAACTGCGTAGGCGGGAGATTTGCAGAATGAAATACGGATCTGTCTGCAGTGGAATTGAGGCGGCCAGCGTTGCATGGGAGCCGCTGGGGTGGACTCCAGCATGGTTTGCCGAGATTGAGGCATTCCCCTCTGCTGTGCTGGCGCAGCGCTGGAATAGCGTAGTCAATCTTGGTGATATGACAAAAATAGCTGCCGCAGTGCGTGCTGGTGATGTAGATGCACCTGATATTTTGGTCGGCGGTACACCATGCCAGGCCTTTAGTATCGCCGGACTCCGCAATGGGCTGGATGATGCCCGCGGGCAGTTAACCCTTTCTTATGTGGAATTAGCCAATGCAATCGACGACAAACGCCGTGAACGCGGAGAAGAAGAAGCGATCATCGTCTGGGAAAACGTTCCGGGCGTCCTCAGCAGCAAAGACAACGCGTTCGGCTGCTTTCTGGCAGGGCTTGCCGGAGAAAGCAGTGAGCTACAGCCAGCAGGGGGAAAATGGACGCACGCAGGTTGTGTGTCTGGACCCCAAAGGGTTATTGCCTGGCGAGTCCTTGACGCTCAATTTTTCGGAGTGGCCCAACGCCGCAAGCGTGTGTTCGTTGTCGCAAGTGCTAGAAAGGGATTCGATCCCACAGCGGTACTTTTTGAGCTCGAAAGCGTGCGCCGGGATACTCCGCCGCGCAGAGAACCGCAATCGACGGTTGCCGCCCTTACTGCAAATGGCGTTGGAACGTGCGGTGCTGACGACAACCAAGGGCAAGCTGGACACCTGATCGCTTTTGGTGGTGGTAATACTGGCGGAAGCATCGATGTTGCAGCATGCCTGACAGCTAAAGGACAGCGTCTTGATTTCGATGTTGAAACATTTGCTGTGCATGGCACACAGGATCCCGATTCAAACCATGAACTAGCGCATACACTGGGCCGCAACAACGGGCAAGAGAATGCGTGCGTTGTCCTTGAACCCTATACACTCGCAATTCGCGGGCGAAAGGATGGATCATCAGTCGAAGTGAGGGGTGATGGAACCGCTAATGCGCTTCTAACCCCAAACGGTGGCCGTGCTGGCATGGGGGTTGGCGCCATTGGCTGGAATAATCATGTTCGTCGCCTTACTCCTAGGGAGTGTGAGCGGCTACAGGGATTTCCAGACGATTACACGCTCATCGAGTATGGGCGAAAGGTAAGCCCTGAGAAGATGGATCGTGACTTTGCGAAATACCTGATGCGCGGTGGAAAGTTAACGTTTGAGGAGTGTTGTGGGCGTGCAGCTGATGGCCCTCGATACAAGGCCCTAGGGAATAGCATGGCCGTGCCGGTGATGCACTGGATTGGCGAGCAGATTGCGGACGCCATAGCTGCTGCAGGTGCAGTAACTCGCAGCTGGCAGCGGCCCTTCTTGAAATGGGCTGGCGGTAAATACTCATTGCTGCCAGCGCTGGATCAGTTGATCCCTGCCGGTAACCGCCTCATTGAGCCATTCGTTGGCGGCGGGTCAGTGTTCATGAACTCCAACAAGCACGAGCGCTTCCTTCTGGCCGACGTTAACCCGGATCTGATTAATCTCTATCAGATGCTGGATGTTGACCATACCCGGGTGCTGTCATACGCCCAAATGCTATTCAGTCGCTCTAACAGCGAGGTGGCATACATGGAGGTGCGCGACGAGTTTAACGATCAGCGTATGAGCGCCCCGGAGCGTGCTGCAGCATTCCTGTATCTCAACCGGCACTGTTTCAACGGCCTGATCCGTTACAACCGTAATGGTTTTTTCAACGTCAGTTGGGGTAAGTACAAAGCGCCACATTTCCCGGAAGAAGAGATTAAGGCGTTTAAGAGTAAGTCTCATTCATGCGTATTCATGAACGCTGGCTTTAGGCGAACGCTCGCGCTTGCTGGCGCCGGCGATGTCGTTTACTGCGACCCGCCATACGAGCCCATGCCAGGCACTGCGGGATTTACTAACTACGCCGCCGGCGGCTTCTCATGGGATAGCCAGATCGCACTGGCTGAAAGTTGTGTTGCGGCTCATCGGCGCGGGGCGAAGATTGTTATCAGCAACTCCACCGCACCCAGGGTGCTGGACCTTTACGATCGCCACGGTTTTACGCTGCATCGCGTCAGCGCCAGACGGGCAATATCCAGCAAAGGAAGCACTCGCGAGACGGCGACGGACATTGTCGCCAGCTTGGGGGTGTGATGAAGCTATACCTCCCATTCCCACCTAGCGTTAACACCTACTGGCGCGCCCCCTCGCGGGGGCCGCTTGCTGGCCGTCACCTAGTGAGCGCCAGAGGGCGTGCATTCCACATCGAATGCCGCGCCCGTGTACTGGAGCAGCTGCGCCGCTATCCGGTTCCGATGGCCGGCGATCTGTCTGTGCATGTCGTCCTGTACCCGCCAACTCGCGCCAGCCGTGATCTGGATAACTTTTTCAAAGCACCTTTGGACTCAATGACGAAGATCGGCATCTGGCATGACGACAGCCAGATTAAGCGGTTGACGGCGGAGTTCGGCGAGGTGGTGAAAGGCGGCTGTGTTGAGATCACGGTACAGCAAATCTTATCGTTACCTAAGAAGCTTTCGAGCAAATAGTGTGCCAATTATGCCAATCATGATTTTTCATTTTATTTGTAATGCCTTATATAACAAAAAGATTTTCATGCGGGCTGTTTTAATATCCAGTAGAATAGATAGACCACATAGCCATGCCGGGGTATGTGGGGACAACCAACTGTGTGGAGGTAGTGATGAATCAATTGATCTCGATTGATGGTATCTGCGTTCGTCAGGATGTTGATGGACGTTTCTGCTTAAACGACTTGCACCGGGCCGCCGGTGGTGAAAAGCGTCACCAGCCAACTAACTGGCTGGCTCTGGCGCAGACAAAAGAGCTTATAGGCGAAATAATCGCCACTCCTGAGATTACAGGAGTGCTTGATAATCAACCAATTACCGTAATAAATGGCGGTGACTACCGGGGTACGTATGCGTGCAAGGAACTTGTCTACGCCTATGCCATGTGGATCAGCGCAGCGTTTAATCTAAAAGTCATTCGTACATTTGACGCAATACAGTCCGCTGCTAGGGATAACTGCGCTGCCGATAAGGTACAGGCGGGGATCATGATCCTGGAGTCTGCCGCCAAGACTCTCAATCTCTCCAATTCCTCTAAGCTGGCCGGTTATCAGAAACTGCAGCAGTTCGTTGGCATTCCTGAGTTGATGCCGGCCTATGCCATCGATGCCCCATCAGATGCCGCCGATGGGTCAAGTAGGCCGACAAGTTCACTCACCGCCATTTTGAAGCGCCACAACATTCCCATATCGACACCGGCCGCATACCGGCGCCTGGTGCAGTTAGGCATCGTTCAGCACTGTGAGCGCCCTAGCCGCTCAGCCAAGGCCAAGAATGGCGTTAAGGCGTTCTGGGCGGTAACAGCGCGTGGCTGCCAGTACGGGAAGAACATCACAAGCCCGAACAACCCGCGCGAGACGCAACCACACTTCTTTGACTCCAGAGCGGGTGACCTACTCAAGTTGATGATGATGGAGGCGCAGGCGTGATGGTGCTGACTAAGAAGCAGGAAGGTGTGTTGAGCTTTATCAGTGATTTTATCGCTGCTAACGGTTTCCCTCCAACGCGTGCGGAGATTGCCAGGGGGATTGGCTTCCGCTCACCCAACGCCGCAGAAGATCACCTTAAGGCATTGAGTCGCAGTGGCGCTATTGAGCTGATCCGCGGTACTGCTCGTGGTATTCGGATCCGGGAGACAGCGTAATGCGCATGCTGTTTACCGCATACCCGCAGCGGAGTGCAGGCGTTGTCCTGCTTAAAACCGGAAAACTGACGCGCCGTTTCACCGATGGCCAGCGCGTAATGCTGGCCGATGTACCCGCGGCATTTCATGACAGCCCCGCCGGTGAGCTGGTATCTGAGCAGCTGATAGCGGCGGATCCTGTGTGGCGCCCCTTCTTTGCACATGAGCGCGTGCAGAAAGCTGCGGGCCTGTACATGAACTTTTCGGAATATTTGGAAAATTTCCACTACTGCCAGTGGAAAGGTGTGCGCGATGGATACCATGACATACAGCTGACCAATACCCATGGCGAGCATGGTGGCGCCAGGCTGTGTTGGACCTGCGACAACGCCATGCGCGGCACGGAGGGCAAGCTGTTTATAGCACTGTGCGAGAAAAACCGCGCGGAGTGGGTGATTGAGGCTGCCCGCCGCGGGCTCAAGCTGCCGGAGGGGCATCAACTGACATGGCCGGAGCTGTGTTGGTGGGCCTTGGAGTTCGGTGTCACTGACCTGATCCCCGGAGGCATTGCGCGCCGGATCACTGGCGTAGAGCCGGAGGAGATCACCGGCGTGATGAGTGAGTCAACTATCATCCCGGATCGGCCAACGGCACAGGGAGTTCTGGCTGCCAAGGTAGAGGCGGCGGAAGCCTCCATCCCCCAGGAGAAAATGAAGCCGGTGATCAAGCTGGCGGCTGATGAAGCGCCCGCGGCAGGCTTTATGCTGCGCCCCAAGCTGCAGCGCTGGGAGAGTGAGAAGTACACACGCTGGGTGAAGACTCAGCAGTGCAGTGGGTGCGGTAGTTCTGCTGACGATCCGCATCACATCATCAATTCAGGTCTAGGGTTGGGTGGTGTCGGAACCAAGACCCATGACCTGTTTGTGATCCCGCTATGCCGGCGGTGTCACGACGAGCTGCACCGGGACGTCAGTACCTGGGAGCGGCAGCACGGCAGCCAGATAGAGCTGCTAGTGCAATTCCTCAATAGGGCGCTGGGCATTGGCGCCATCCTTAAAGCGTAATGTGTGGAGAGCGCTGAACATGAATTTAGAAAATGCTGTGAAATTTTTTGCCCCCAAGACACCGAGCCTGAATGATGCGCCAAGAGCAACGGCAGCGGATAGCCTTACGGGGACCGATGTCATGGCGGCTATGGGAATGTGCCAGAGTAGCGCAGAGTTTGGATTCTCCGCGTTTATGGGGAAGGTTGGCGTTAGTGTTGCTGATCGCGATCGTGCTGTACAGCTACTGACGCAGTTTGGTATGAAGCAGTGTGACAAAGTGGCCGCTATTCGCAAATTATCCCCAGGCATCAAGGTGAAAGTGATCGCTACTCTGGCGGCGTTTGCATACCGCGACTATTGCCGCTCAGCAGCAGGCCAAGAGCTATGTGACTGCTGTAATGGCCTGGGTATGATTTACAGGAAGGAAGATGTCGTTAAACACCCTGGCTGCGGATCCACGCCCGCTAAGATTGTCACAGAGCGTACGGGCCGCATGTGCCGAAAGTGTGGCGGGAAGGGGGTAGTGTCTGCCGTGTGCAATGATTGCCGTGGGCGTCGTGTCGCTATAGACCGGAAAGAAACAGAGCGGCAGGGGGTTCCTGTCCAATGCTCATGCAAGCGTTGTGGTGGGCGTGGATATCGCCGGCTTCCTGCAGCAAAGGCCTACCAGGCCATTAGCCACTACATCAAAGACCTGCCAGAGAAGTCTTGGCGGTATTCGTACAAGCCCTTGTATGAGCTGATGGTGGTGGAGTGTGAGCGGCAAGAAACGATTGCCGACCAGCAGTTGAAAAAAATCACCAGATAGGGATATGTGCTCTATTTCACAAAAGATAGCACCATAATATTGCATGTTGGCGTTTTTTGTGGAATTATGGCTCTAACGATGGGATATTTCACCCAAAGCCGTTGCAACACTGATTAAACCCGCCTTTGCGCGGGTTTTTTCGTTTTTGTCCGTAGCAGTGCTGGTATACGATTAAAACGATGCCGATGGGCGCGCATCGTGGGTTTGGTTTGTCAATAAGCGATAGGTCATCGCTCAGTCCAGAAAACTTTTTTTATCTTTAACCAGAAATCCAGAGGATGTTCCTTCTGGATAATCCATTAGCCTGTTAATGAATGTCTTTAAATCATTACCGTGATGCAATGATGTTAGTGAATTGTTGATGTCGCTCTTGAGCTCCCTTACCAGATGGCCTGATGGGTCGATACGCTCAATTGTTTTTACTATGTTGTGAAATATAAGGCTAACGGCCTGCTCTCTGACAACCATCATTATTTTTATTTGATCTAACTCTGATTTCGTCTCGTAATCCATGCCGCCTCCCCGACCATGATTAACCAGCCATACCTTAAATATCTATTTCAAAGTATAGATTAACCATGGCTCGTCAGCGGTTGCGATAACCAATATCTACTTTCCAATGAGTGGCCATTAGTGGCGCGCTCTCTGCTTGCCTGGGCGAGCAATCAACTATCGCCCAGCGTTCGCTGAGCGCGAACAAAAGGAGCTATCCATGAGTGATCCGCTAACCGGTACGGGGTCGGCTGCCGGGGCGTTGGCTGGGGTGACGTTTGTCGGGATCTTTTCCGGTGCGGACGCTGGCGTAGTCATTGCGGCGTTTGCGGGGGCCGTTGTGTTTGTCCTATCGGCTGTGGAGTTTCCCGCGTGGAAGCGCATCGCTTTTGGCTTTGTGTCTTTCCTCATGGGGGTTATCGCGGCAGGGTTTACGGCATCGATTATCGATTGGTTTCTCCCTGACCAGGTCGTAGTCGATAAGCCGATCGGCGCGTTGGTGGCGAGTGCCTGCGTTATCTGGGTGCTAATGTTCATCATCTCGAAAGCCAAGAACCCGCCGCCCCTGAATTTTAAAGGGGGTGGCAAGTGACGATCGATCTGTTTCTGCTTCACATCAATGCAGCTGTGTGCGGGGTAATCGCCATGCGGCTGCTGCTGTTTCGTCGTAATGGCTCGCAGCATAAGCGCCTGGGCGCTGCTCTGGCCTATATACTGATTGTGGCGTCGGCATCGGTGACGTTCCGGGTGCTGATCGGTGTGTATCACGCTGTCGACATATCCGAGACGATCATCAACGTATTTTTTATGGCGCTGGTGATGAGAGCTAAGGGGAATGTTATGCAGTTATTCCGGGGGGCTTCGCGATGA